ATTATGCCAGGACACATACCTCTAGCGGAGGGGCGGGAGCTGGAGCGGGTGCAGGAACAGGAGGCGGGGGAGGGGGTACTCAAGGAACAGTAGATTACAACGCCATGATCCAACCCGCCCTAGATGCCTTAAATGGTGTAGCCAATTCAGCACAATCCTCTTATGATGCCAATGTATCTAATATCAATACTAATCAAGCTACTCAATCTGGTATCTTAAATCAAAACCTCACCACTCAACAGGGAGATGTAAATGCTGCCAGAACCAATCAAAGTAATCTCACTAATAACGCTATTCAGCAAGCCAAACAAGCCTATTCAGAAATAGCTCAAGGACTTCAATCCAGGTACGGAGGTTCGACTGGTACGGGAGCTTTTGCTAACGAAATAGCTGGAAGACAAACTACTACAAATATGGCGGCTTTTCAAACTAATTTAGCCAACGCCATGCAACAATTAGACGCTACTTGGACTCAAGTTCAACAGAATCACGATAATAATATGAAATCACTTAACGATCAAACTCAATCAGCTATTGCTCAAGCTAAAAGTGCATTAGATACCAACATGGCTAATATAGGTATGCAAAGAGGTCAGTTACAATCTCAAAAAGCCGAGATGATAAACAATGCTGTTCAAAATTACCAACAGACAGTAAACGCAGTAAATACGGCTAATACTCAATTTGCTCAAACTCTGGCAGCTAACTTGGCTTCCGCAGGACAATCTGTACAACAGGCTATAGCTACAGCCAAAGCTATAGTAGGTACAGGGCAACAAGGGGCTAATCAGGCTACTCAAGGAACACAAAATATAACTCAAGGACTTAACGGAATCACGACACCAGTTAGCAGTTCACAAACAGCAGCCAGTGCTTTACCAATAGGATACTGGGTAGATAGTTCCGGCAAAGTACATCAAGGACAATAATGAAATGAAATGCTCAACGCCTATGAATCCGCAATTCAGTCAGCAAAAAAGTTCCTCAATATAGGGCAACCCGCCCAGTCTGCTCCAATGCCAGTAGTTCAGTCTTATCTTCCTCATCCTAGTACACCTGCTGCTCCGATTGCCCCCCCAAAGATGGCAAGTTATTCAAATATATTAGCTAACTACATGAACGGAGTACAAAAGACATTCAGTAGTTTTATGGGGAATGCTGGTAACGCTATAAATAATATCCCCGCAGTTAAGAGCTACACACAACAAGTTCAAGAATCTAAACAAACACCATTTTTTAATGCAAACAACACCCCCCAACAGTGGATAGGCAAGGTGGGACAAGATATTCAGAAAAGAGGTTTGGCTGAGGGGTTCCATGATATAACATACCCAATTACCACAAGTCCATACTTAAGACCAATAACAGATATGGGAACAAGTGCTGTTAGAATGGCTAACTACAAGTTGGGCAGACCCAGTCCCACGGTAAACTATTTGTTGGGTCAGACCGATAAACAAATGGCTAATCCCAATATCAAACCAATTCCTGATGCTATTAGAAAAACACTAGATAATATTTTGAAAACAGCTACACCAGATATGAAGGATGTTGCTAAAGGTTTCCAGGGTCAACAAAGTGCAGCGAGCAAAACTTTAGGAGGGCAGAATTACCCAGCAATTCCAACAACCTATGCTCCTAAAAATACCGCTCAAAAGTTTGGTGCATTTATGAATGATTTTATAGGAACAGGAGTTGCAATGGGCCCGGGAATCGCCGCATCAACAAATGAGGGTCTGCAAGGTCTAGGAGCGGTAGCAAATGCCTCACCGACCGTAGCCAGATTTAGTCAATTTATTTCCGATCTAAGTAAAACCAAGATCAAATTACCCATATCAGATATTCAAGATGTTATGACAGGGAAAGCCAGTCCCGAAGTTGTGCAGAAATACACTCAAGCAACCGCAGGTATGAATAATGATGAGATAGCCGCACTCGTACGTCAAGCTAAAGTTGATGGCGTTAGTCCTAAAATGAACATACTAGATTATGCAAAAGATCTATTCCAAAGAGTTAAAATCTCATTACAAGACACTGGTGAACCAAAAATGCTTCCCTCAGGAATGCCAGAACCCGCTCCAGCTTATAATCCCAATGAAGCAGGATTTTTCAGATTTGATCCTACAACTAATCCACAAATTATAGATAATCCTGATGCAAAACTTGTAGGTACACTCATTCAAAAGATGGAAGGTACCCAACCCCTAAGTATGGAAGAAGGAAATATTATCACTCAATTAGCTGGTAAATATGGAGTTAAGATTCAAGAAAAAATAAATCCCAACCTAGACATCCTTCGTCAATTAGAAGGACTTTTGACTAAAGATCAAGGAATTGCAAACAGGTTTCCAAATCAAGGAGGATTTATAAAACCAGACGAGATACTAAAATCAGTAGGATTGCTAAAAGAGAAACCACCAGTAAAACCCGTATCTGTACCACAAGATATTATACCACCAGAAGTCAAAACAGTGCCAACATCGGTGAACCCAGAAGCATCGAAATTGCCATTGAAAACACCAACAACCCAATCCCAAGTATCACCAAATCAAATAGTCCCTGAAGTAAAACCTGAAGTACCATTGGCAGATTCTTCACCCTTATATTTTAACACAGACAGATTAAATGTAAATACCAAAGCCAAAGATTTTGTTACACAAACAATAGAGGAAGTTAAACCCCAAATAGAACAGGTTGCTGGAAAGAAATTAAGCAATAAAGAAGCTGTTGACCTAGCCAATAATAGTGCCGGGGTTCTCAATCGAGTGGTCTCAAAACAAGAAACCCTAGCATGGGAAGCAAAACTATTAAAAGCAAGAGAGTTATTAGCAAAACAAGCCAAGGATGGTAAAGTGACACAAGAATATATTGACAATTTAATAGCGGTTAAAACTCAAGGAACAGATATAGCACGCAAACTTCAATCTATGTCCATTGGAGCCGATCCAAAAGAGGTAACTGCCAAACAGGCCATTCTGGAAGCTGTCTTAAGGGTAACGCAAAATTCAGATGAAGTATTGTCAAAAGCAAAAGGGGTTGATTTTAATAACTACGAGCAAGCAGCAAGTTTCTATCGTCAATTTGTTAAACCCACCGCAAGTGATTGGCTTGAAAAAGTTAGGTATTCATCCATGCTTTCCTCACCCAATACACATATCAATAATACTTCTTCTAACTTTCAGGGTACTGGAATAATTGCCCCGATAGAAAAAACAATATCGGGTAACGTGGATGCTTTGTTGAGTGCCATCAATCCCAATAGAGTGCGAACACAATTTGCTGGGGAAGGTGTGGCTTATGCCAAAGGATATTATTCAAAATTGGGGGATGCCTGGACAAACTTTACAGATACAATGAGTGGCAAGAAGATTTCATCGGCGCAAGAAATGTATAATCTTCCTTTAACTGAAAAGGGTACCTTTAAGAGGGGTGTTGAAAATTTATTAAGTGTCCCAGGTAAATTACTTCAAGCAGAGGATGAGTTCTTTCAAACACTAACCGAGGGTGGAGTAAAATCGTCATTGAAATTCCGTGAGAGTAAGGGTGTAAAAGTAGGTGGTCTTGAAGACAAAGCCTATTTAGAAGCTAGAAAAAGATTATTTAATGCCGCATTTGGACTTAAGGAGGAAGGATATGTATTAAAAGCTTTAGAGTTTATCCCTATGAAAGTTGCCGAGGCTAGAATGAATAGTAATCCAGTTATCTCAACAATAGCAAAATATACATTCCCATTCGTAAGAGTTCCTTCAAATATATTAAAATCCTCAGTTGAATATGGACCACTAGGTGTAACAACACTTCCTGGTGCGTCTGATAAGGTTGGACAACTATCAAAAGCTATACTTGGTACAGCGATAGGTCTTGCTGCGGCGGTATTGGTGGGTGAAGATAGATTAACATGGGGTGAACCAACGGATGAAAAGAAACGTAACGCTGCCAGGGCGGCAGGATGGCAACCCTACTCTCTTAAAATTGGCGATAATTATTTCTCATATGCCAAGATGCACCCAGCAATAGCATTTCCACTAGCCTTAGTTGCAGCCGTAAGAGATTCGCAGAAGAAGAAGTTATTGGATGATGGACAAGTTGAAACGGTTTTGGATGGGGTGGCGAAATGGGTAAATTTCTACGCCAGCATGTCTTACGTTAAAAATATTGGGGATGCGGTGTCGGGTGTTAATGGAGATTTAAGTGCTGGAACCCGACAAATCTCTAACTACGCACAACAGCTCGTTCCTTACAGGGCACTCCTGGGTTGGGTAACAAGAATCGTTGATCCTTATCAGAGACAAGTCGATCCAAAGGGAAACATTCTTACCAAACAATTGCAATCTTTGATGACACAAGTCCCTGGACTTTCAGGAGCCGTACCTGCCAGAGTCGATGCAAAAGGAAACCCAATAGAAAATCCCCATAGATGGATTAACGCTTTCTCTCCCGTAAGGATAACCACTGAAAATCCACAACTAATGAAAACCTACAACTTACTTGAAGCCAAGGCACAGACTACACGGCAAGAAACCGCAATTAAACAACAAGTTTTAGACACAGGTAAAGAGCAAACATATAACGGTAAGAAGTTTTATCCATCAAAGGAACTCGACACTGCTACGGGTGAGTATAAACCGGTCGTCAAATCTGTCAAGGTTCCCCAAACAACAAGTGATGTTTATGGTGGATTAGATAAAAAATATGAAACGTCTCCCGATGCACCACAAAACATTTTACAGACAATAGGAGTTTATGGTACTGGAATTCTTAAAGACCCTTCAGGAACCATCAACGCCATCAAGACGGGTCAACCGATCCGTAAAGTTACGGGAGACACCGTGGTGGTTGAAAGACTTAAAGGACTCTCCGCTCTTGACCAAGGAGACCAATCAACCCAAGTAGATCATATTATTGCCGATTCATTAGGGGGAGATAACTCAGAATCTAATTTGGCCATTATTTCTACCCAAGACAACCAAGCCAAGGGTGTTGTAGATACCTACCTCTACAATCTCTTAAAAGATGGCAAAATAACCAAAAAGGAGGCTCAGACAAGAGACCTAAATTGGAGAAACGAAATAACCAACCTCTCGTCTACAGATAAGACTAAAGTAAGTAATATTTTAAGTGCTACTCCACCCCCAGCAAAAGTAGTTAAAACAGATATTCTAAGTACGCTAGCAGGAAGAACCTACCAGCCCATCTATAACAATGACACAGGTACTTATTCAGATATTCAAGTAAAAATGCCTCAACAACCTGTCTACACAGGTATGACTGAACTGGATAAGCAACTAAAGTCTAAATACACGACTGCTTTAACAACCGCCAAAACAAATATAGGCAAACTTTATCTTGATGGGCAAATCACGGCACAAGAGGCAAATGATGCCCTAACAACAATAAAATTAACAACAGGGAAAGCCAAAAAGCCAGCTAAGATGGCCTACAAGAAACTTACCCTACCAAAACCCAAAAAACTAGCCAAATTTAAAATTAAAGGTGTTAAATTAGCCAAGTATAAACCCGTAGGTAAATTAGCTAAATCAAAAGCACCTAAAAAACTAGCCAAAGCTAAATTTAAGAGTGTAAGACCATTAACTTTAAGTCAGGTTACGCCCAGAAGGGCTTAATATTGACTATAAATTAAGTACAAACTAAAATTAACACAATGACCAAACAATCTAATAACAGTAGTGCAGCAGCAGCAGCAGCAGCAGCAGCAGTGGCTTCTACCAATGCCCAACAGGCTGCTAAAACTGCTTCCGAGTCAGCCAACGTAATTGCAGTTGTAGCCAATGACGTAAGTTGGATGAAGAAAAGTTTGATAGGAATTGAAACAAAATTAAATGAGATGGATAAGGCTTTTGTTACCGCAGCACAGCACGCAGATGTTATTAAAAGTATTGATAACCATGAAGGTAGAATAAATACACTGGAAACCGAAAAGACCAGAGTTACAGTTTTACTTAGTATTGCAATAGGAATAGGAATATTTATGGCAACTTTAATGGTTTACCACATAGCGGGGCGGTAGTAGTATAATGAACTATGTTAATAGATCAATTTACAGGTAAGTATAAAAATAGATTTATAGACTATGATCATGCTTTCGGATTTCAGTGTGTTGATTTAATGCGTCAGTATATTTTAGATGTCTTTAGTTGGAATCCTTATATAGCCGTACCCTCAACAGGATACGCAAAGAACATATTTTATAACTTCAAAACCAATAAGTACTTTAAGAAGGTACTTAACAGCCCCTACAATGCCCCTAAGAAGGGTGATATAGTGTTTTTTGGTACTTACCTATTCTTATATGGTTTAGCAGGCCACGTTGCACTATGTGAGTCCGCAGATCAAATGAATCTCCTCACCTTTGATCAAAATTATCCTTCGAACTCTCCCTGTCATTTTCAGAAGCATTCTTATAAAGGGTGCTTGGGCTGGCTAACTCCCCAGTAGAGTTAGTATTATGACAAAACACAGTGAAACAAGGAAAATTAGAGCAAAAGACAGGAAATGGAAGAGTAATATTGACGTGGCTTTTGATAGGTTTAGAGAATGGTTTTACCCTTGGTTTAGGTTTATTAGAAGAAAAATGAAACAAGCTATTAAGTGGTATTTTTGCTTTCAGCCGAAGAATGACGGAGATTTAGCACTACATCTTTTTTTGTGGGCTTTTGTTACTATTGGGATAGTAGGTTGGTATAATATAGCGTTTGGGAGGTGAATCTATAATGGGCGTTAAATTACTTTGGACATCAGTAGCAATATTTTTGATTGCACCGGTTATTGCAGTACCCGCAGCATCAGTTGTGGCCGCAGTATTAGCAGTGATAGGTGTTATTTTGAATTGGTTGGATAAGTAGGAGGTGAATATTTATGCCGTCAAAACAGGGAGAATTAAATAAACTTGATTGGATTAAGATTGGACAAAACTTTCTTAAATTTGTTGCACCTACTTTAGCAATATTTTTTGCTTTATTGGCACAAGGTGTTTCCATAGAGAAAGCTTGGCCTTTGGCTTTGTTTGCACTTTATCAGTCAATTAGCGATATTCTTAGTAAATTAAATGCAGGTAAATGAGCGTTGAAGATACTATCCGTCAAGCCAATGATATAGTCCGTAATGCGGAAGTTTGTTATATGAGCGAGTTAAGACAAGACTATAGTCAGGCTTTGGCTGAAAAAAGACCCCAGGAAGCAAAAGAGTTACTTCAGTTAATAATAGAAGAAAATGATAGGCTACACGCCAAGAAACCCCGATAAAACCAAATCAGCCCTGACTCCTGTTACAAAGTAGAGCTGACGTGGGAGAGAGTATTATACCACCAAAAACCCCTTGACACAATTAAGTGGGAAGGGGTATAATGGGTTATGATTAGTAACTCTCCAATTCTACCACAACAGGGCAATTCTCCGCAACTATTCTATCAACTTCAGAAAAATAACACCCTACATTTAATACAAGTTTCTCCTACTGGCGAAAAGAAATATATTCACTTTATCCCCAATTTAAATATTCCAACAATTAAAACTCATCACAAAAAAGTCCTAGAAGCCAAAAGGGACTCTAAAGCCGTGCAAAACGGCACGTTATTCGGAAACTAATTGGCGGGGTTGATGCCTACTCTCCGGCTACAGGAAGGGGAGTTCTCGGGAATACTATTACTTTGAAAGGGGTAGGGGGTATGAGTTCTCAGGAATTTATATATGTTTTAGTATTTATATGAATTATCAATTATTATTAAATGATTGCAAGGAAATTATCGTTGAATATGGCTTTACTTCTAGGTGGGCTGTAATAGAAGGTTATCATGCTTTAGGAAAACGTATAGCCGAAGAAAAAATAGATAACGTCACTGTGACGCAACTGGCTAATGATTTAGATAAGCCTGTTCGTACTTTCCAACGCTCCCTACAATTTTATAAGAAGTACCCTGATTTACTTATGCTTCCAGAAGGTAAAAATACTTCATGGCATCAGATAGTTAACAAATACTTACCGGAAACCGTTGCTCCTAAAGAAAAGAAACTAACCAAGTGTCCAAAATGCGGATTTGAATTTTAATATGGATTACATCGAAGTAAACATTCTTAAACCGCTTTATATTTATGAGGGTGTTCCTTTTGTTAATATCCGTGATAAGTATCTTAAACAGGCAAAGTATCAAGGTAAGTTACTAAAGATCACCACCCCCACTACAACTCACTATACGACCCCTGAAGCTTGGATTAAGACCGGAAAGAAGCTAAAAGAAGTATTTTTATTTCCGAACCGGCCAATGAAACTTGTGGGTAATTACGCAACCGATAACAAACCCCCCGTAGAACACGAAATAAACATGGATAATTATTTAAGTAATATGAGTAAACTTCGGGCAATAGCCAAAGCGAAAGGATATATATGAACCTTTTTGAAGAACAAGATATTAAAACGAAAATGGAAGAACTGGTTGAGAAGTGGAAAGGAAAAACACCGGAATTAAACTCCCCCGCCTGGTGGCGTTATCGTGCAGATCAAAGCCTATACTTAACTTATAAGGCAAAACTAAATGATAAACCTATACATTCGGACCAAGCCGACAAAGCCGAAAAAATTTTCAACTCAAAGGAAGTGTAAGAATTGTACCGATCTTTTCTTACCGGCAAGAAGTAACCAAGTATATTGTAGTAAGTGCCAGGGGTATAAAAGAAAAAAATGATAGTTAAGAAAATATACGAACCAATTTTAACGGCAGATGTTATTTTTATCTTTGATTGTAAGGTCAAAGAATTGGAAAATTGGTACAAAAGAAAGAACCTTGTAAAAGAAGATTCTTATGACTTATTATCGGGGGCTGTTACAGACTATGTAGACAAGGATAAATATAAATATTACATAATTTGGATAGAAAATAAAAAAGACTTCTACACATTATTTCATGAAAGTATCCATTTAGTAAGAAGAATTATGGTAGATAGGAATGTTCCATTTAACGAAACCAATGACGAATTTATTGCTTATTACGAAACCTTTTGGTTCAAAAAATTGTGGAGAATTATGAGCAAAAATAGGAAGATATAAGGGGGATATAAAGGGGGATTAAAAAGATGCTTTTTACGCACAAACTGCTCCAAACTACGCACAAAATAACACTCAAAAGGGCTTGACAACTACCATGCAATAGTCTAACATGTTAATATGAGTCAAGAAAAAACCGAGAGAAACCAGGCTCTTTATAACGACTTCAAAACCGGATTAAGTGTTGTTGATTTAGTTGCCAAGTATAGGATTGATTCTTCGGTTGTAACTAGAATAATTAAGCGTGAGCAGTTAAAAGATGAAGTTTTACCTTTAGTAGGAGATGACGATAAAAATTGAAAATGGAAGAAGCTAAAGCAATTACTATAAGAAAACAAAGTCCTAAACAGATAACCGCCTTTGGGTTAAAAGCCTCAAAGCAACTAATGGATATTGTTACCCAAACCAACTGGACAGTAAATATACAAGGAAATAAATATCTCCGTTTTGAGGGTTGGCAGACCGTAGGAAAATTCTTCGGATACACAGTTAAGACTGAAGATACTAAATATGTAGAGTTTGGCGAGGCTAAGGGTTTTGAGGCAAAAGCTGTTGTCCTTGATAACAAAGGAACTGTTATCGGGGGAGCTGAAGCCATATGTATGAATGATGAAAAGAACTGGGCTGGTAAGCCACTTTACGCATTAAAGAGCATGGCACAAACAAGAGCATCCGCTAAAGCATTTAGACAAATTTTATCTTGGGTAGTGGTACTTGCTGGATACTCCCCAACCCCGATGGAAGAAATTGGAGCCGAAGTTGTGGAAGCAATAAAGGAACAAAAAGTAGAAATACCCGAGCCTTCTGGTAGATGTGAGTTTTGTTTTACAACTAACCAATATCATAAACCAGGTTGCCCAAATGCAAATAATGGAAAATAAATTACAACTAATAGTTAAAGAAAGTGGATTAGAAACAACAAAATCAAAGTATATTCTTGATAAGTTTACGAATTATTTTGAGATTGCTTCTGACTGGGAGAAAAAGGCCAAAGAAATTATAGTTAAAAGTGCGGATGATAAGACGGAAATGCAGATGGCTAGGGTCGGCCGGTTGTTCTTAAGAGAGAAAAGAATAGCGATTGAAAAAGCTAGGGTTGAACTGAAAGAGCAAGCTTTAAGAGAAGGAAAAGCAATTGATGGTATTGCCAATATATTAAAAGCTTTGATAGTTCCTATTGAAGAATATCTTGAAAAACAGGAAAGATTTGTCGAGATAAAAGAAGCTGAACTTGCTGAAAAGAAAAGGATTGAAGAAGAAGAAAGAATTGAAAAAGAGAGATTGGCTCAAGAAGAAGCAGATCGAAAGGAACAGGAAAGAATTAGACTTGAAAATATTAAATTGCAAAAGGAAGCAATAGAGAGAGAAAAAAAATTAGTTGAAGAACAGGAGAGGGCTAGGAAAGAAAAAGAATTGGCTGACGCTAAATTAAAGTCTGAACAAGAAGCTAATGAAAAAATACAATCTGATATTAGAGCTAAAGCTGAAGAAACAGCTAGATTAGAAAAAGAAAAGGCAGATAAAATAATTGCTGAAGAAAGAGCTAAAGCTGAAACCGAAAGATTAGAAAAAGAGAAAGCACAAAAATTATTAGATGAACAGATCGAATGCCCGTTTTGCCATAAAAAATTCAATATATGAAACCTATTAACGATACAAGAAAACCTCTACCTGCTGGCAAAAGATACTGTAGGTGTGGGGCTAAAATATCAGATCAGTTCATTGTTTGCTTTAAGTGCTATAACGAAGATTTAAGAAAAACAACAAAGCATTTCAAAAAGAAAGAAACTTGACGAATATCAACCTTATCAGCCAGGAGTAAATTAAAATGAAGAAAAAACTTAAATTATTGATACTCTACATTAAATATCACAAAGAGATAAACGAATTATATAATTTTTCTCTTAAGGGAAAAAATGGAGAGCAAGTGCCGGAAGATTGTGATTGGGAAGACAGAACACGTTATTGGTATTGGAATTAAACATGATACAAATTAAAAAAACAAAAAGTGTAGACATGGAAGGAGACAAAGATGGTATTGGAATTTTGATAGGCAACACAAATTTATGGGTTCCGGCAAGATTAGTTTTTCAAGTTAAAAGAGGATTAGAAACTTAAATACAAAAGTTTTATAGGAAGCATCTTAAAAAATAATATTTAGATAAGGCTCTAAGCAGTAGGGGTTCTCGACAAATAAAAATTGGACACAGTACACGGGACATACCTACTACAATTTGCCCAGGCCAGGACAAGCATACCTTAAAAGGATTTTGTCCGGCCTTATGTAAATGTTATGAATACAAAAACTAAAATACTAGCCGGAGTAGCCATTCTAATACTCGCTGTGGTCTTACTTACCGTAATTCTACGGGGTATATCCTCGTGGTATGACAAACATGAGGTTAAATTCAACCAAGTCGTGCAGATTGAGGTACAAGCCCCCATAACCATTAAGAGTCGAGAAGTAGAAGTGAGAGAGATCGTCAAAGTGATCAATTCAATTCCTAATCCGGTAGATTTAAAAACCGATACCGAAAAGTACATATATCAAAAATTTGGAATAGAAGATTACAAAGTAGCCATCGCCATAGCAAGAAGCGAGTCCGGTTTAAGAGAAGGTGCTATCAATATAAACACTAACAATACGATTGACGTAGGCGTATTTCAAATAAATTCTATTCATTTTAAGCAAGCCGGTTGCTCACTAAAAGAAGTTGCTACCATGCAAGGTAATGTAGATTGTGCTTATTCACTATTCAAGTCAAGCGGGTGGACGATCTGGACGACTGTATTAAATGGGGCGTTTGTTAGTAAACTACAATGAGAAAAATATCAAGGAAAGGAATTATAAATAAACTAGATAAACTTATAAGTGTGCAAATTAGAGCAAGAGGAATGTGTGAGCGGTGTGGTAAGAAAGAAAACTTGCAATGTGCACATATTTATTCGAGAAGTTATAAACATTTACGCTGGGAGCCGGAGAATCTAATTTGTCTATGTTCCGGCTGTCATTTCTGGTGGCACCAAAACCCTGCGGAAGCAATAATTTGGGTAATGGATATAAGGGATATTAAAAAGTTAAAAAAGATACGCCAAAACACTACACCAATTAAGGACTGGCAATTACAAGCAATGTTAGACGAAATGAAAGAAGAAGATGATTTTATAAAACACGATTTAGATATGAGTAATGAAGGGACACAATGAAAAAGAAAACCAAGGTATTAAAAGCTTTTCCACAAACACCATTTTATTCAAAAGTGTTCAAGGGTAAGTGGTATGTTGCAGTTGATGAAAACCATCATAGTGTTTACTTTTGGGACGGAAAAGCTAAATATTTTAATTTTTTATATCACTTTACTTAAATGAAAAATTTACTACTCAAGCTCTGGATATACTTTTACGATAGACAACTAGAGCAAGGTTTGTTTTTCGCTAGGCTAGATAGAAAGATACGAAATACATAATGAAAATATATAAACTAACTTATCATAATTTAATTTGTAGGATATTCGGGCACAAAAAGGTATATTCAACGTCGCATGGCTGGCTGGCATATTCTAATAGATGCGGTCGCTGTAAAAGAATAATGTATGAAAAACTACGATAGTGAGATGTTACTAATAGCGGTACTTTTAATTTTAGCTATGCTAGGTATATTAGTGATAACAAACGGAAGATAGTAAATTATGCACAACAAATCACGGAAGGATAAAAAATGAAAAAGATATTACGAATTGATGACGAGGATAATAAATGGAGTCTTGGTGAAAGATTAAAAAAATTGTTAGAGGAAATGGATGTATTTGAAGGGAATGAAGATTGGAGATACGCAAAGAGAGGGGTATTGATTATTGAGTTTATTGAGGAACCGTACATAAAAGAAACTTAATGTAAGGTTTTTGAGGGCTGGTTACCTTGCGAATGTCATAACAACTGAGTTGCGAAAACTGTAACAAGGTCTAGGCGAGTCGGGGGAACTAAATTCCTTACTTCGCAACCAGCACCTGAGAAACTTTATTTTAGGAGGGAAAGTATGAATAAAGAATATATTGAATCCTTAGTAAGATAGTAAAACTATGAAAAACAAAAGTACAATTTTCACAAGAAGTAAGACAGTAAAAACTTATAAGCATACTGAATACTTATGGGGACTATTTGCTGGTGAGGAAGTTCAACGTGTTGATAGTTATGGGTATGATTTGATAATTAAAGCCGATAATGAACCTAAACATATCTATTTAATAGGTGCCAACGGAAGACCTAAAAAACTTAAGTAAGATAGTCTAATATGATAAATATAATCTATAGAATCTGGAATTACTTTTATTCAGATGTAATGGAGTTTGGGTTATTTTTTGCCAGACTTGATAGGAAGATAAACAAAGCTAAATATGGTTAGGAGGTGAATAAATTATGAAAACAATAAATTTGACAGATGAACAATTTGAAGAAGTACAGGCAGTTTTGAAAAAAGCTGTTAAAGAGGAAAAGACAGAAGGTGTAAAGACTTACAGCAACTTTGAAGGTGTAAAGATCTACAGCAGATTTGATAGTAAAAAGGTAATTTACACTTCTACTAAAACTACAATTAGAGAAGCTGTTATAGAGGCAGTAGAGAATTATGCCGACTTGAGTGGTGCCGACTTGAGTGATGCCAACTTGAGTGGTGCCGACTTGAGTGATGCCAACTTGATTGGTGCCGACTTGAGTGATGCCGACTTGAGTGGTGCCGACTTGAGTGATGCCAACTTGAGTGGTGCCGACTTGAGTGATGCCGACTTGAGTGGTGCCGACTTGAGTGATGCCAACTTGAGTGATGCCAACTTGAGTGGTGCCGACTTGAGTGATGCCAACTTGAGTGGTGCCGACTTGAGTGGTGCCGACTTGAGTGATGCCAACTTGAGTGGTGCCAAAACCGAATACTGCAAGGTTAATTTTTCAAGTGACGAAAAGAAACAGGCAGAACAATTCATTAAAGGATTGGATAAGTAATTACACTGCTTATCTTACGAGATAGGCAGAAATAAATACTTAGGAAGATAACAGAAAGACTAAATAGAATATGATTGATTATAATTACTTAGCAACTTTAATTGAAGTGTGGATAATTTCAATGTTGGTGGCATGGCTCCTTTTAAGAAAATGAACACACACAAGGAATCACGGAAGGATAAAAAGAAAAAAGAGAAGAAGATAGAGATATGGAAGTTGTATCCTGGCCCATTAAGAAAGTGGATGAAAGGACTTAAATGACTACATCATCTAACAAGGATAAGGGGGTAAAGAAACCAACAATAATAGGAATAAAACAATTAAAGATTAAACCCTTAATTGATTTACCTACTGTAAATAAAATAGACAACTTTGATGATTTATTTTTTCAGGTAAACCAATTTGGAGAAATAATAATTGATTATAAAAATGTTCATTACAACATCAGAAAATTATGACTACATCATCCAAAACAAATAAAGATTTATGAAAGAAACTGAATGTACTCTTTGTCTTGATAAAAAATGTATTGAGGTTAAGGATAAGCGTGGAATCACCAGAGTAATCATGTCCAAAAGTTACCCTACTGATATGTCCGTACCTGAAACCTCAAAGATTCCTATAAGTGGGTGTGTGTTCAGGCAGGCACAGGAGGTTATGGATAAGCCCCGCACAAGAGGTGTAGGATATGGCGAACAGCCAGACGATAGCAGTGTGCAAATCACTGACGGGGCTCAAACAGATACTGAAGTAGAAAGAAAACAAAGCACTGATTTATTAGGTAGTTAAGAATATGATTATTCTGATATATCAGTTTAAACAATATATAACAGGTGATATACCGCAAAATATTGATTTATTAGGTAGTTAAAGAACTATATGAAATCAAAAACTAAAGAAAAAGTTTGCTGTAGGGCTCATAGTATTACATTGTGTGGATTAGTAGGAGTATCGAATCATCTTTATTACTGTTGTGATAAATGCCCTACTAAACCTAAACCAAAGAACAAGATAGAAAAGATAAGACCACCAGAGGTTGAACTTACTACAATGGATATATATTTTAAGTTGGGTGCAAAACTCAACGAAATAATTGATAACTTAAATGCCAAATAATACAAAGTTAAAAGAAGAATTTTATAAGAAGTTTGTAGGATTGCCTCCAATGTACCACACAGAGTCGCATCAAAATATTCAAGGGTATTATTCCGACAAAATGATGAATATAAAAGAACTTTGGAACTGGATAGACAATGCCTTAACAGAAGCAAGGAAAGAAGAACAAGAGAGAATAATAAAAGAGATAGAAAATTATCCTTGGCTGATGGTTATAAAGGGAGATGTTTTTTCACTTTCAAGTATGGATAGGGATACTAAAGTGCGGAAACAGATGCGAAAGGAAGTTTTGGAACTCTTAACCAAAAAGAAATGAAAATAGAATTTGATTGGTATGGACTGGCTATGCTAGTTAGGGGAATAAATAAAGGATTTGCCGAGTTGTTTCATTGGTGTATGCAACATGGTGACAAGAAAAAGAACTGGAAACGGATAGAAAAAGAATTGGGACTAAAGCAATACAAAAGTAAATGAATAACAAAATAGTGGTATAATATGTAGTATGCCCAATGAAATAACCAAACATCCGGGTGGACGCCCCACTAAGTTTTTACCTGATATAATTTACCCCAAGATAGACGAGTATTTAAGCAGTTGTGGCAGAGAACAAACAGAATTACCTACCGCAGAAGGTTTAGCACTTAAATTGGACGTAAATACGGACACTTTATATGAATGGGCAAAAGTTCACCCAGAGTTTTCCGAATACTTAAAAAAATTAGCAGAAACCCAAAAGAATCAATTGATGAATGATGGAATGTATGGAGGCAAGGAAGTTAATGCCGGAATGGCCATATTTTTACTCAAAGCAATTCACGGATTAAAGGAACCTCCTACAATTTTGCAGCAATTTAATACCGGGGGTTCAATGACCCTTGAATTCGTGGGCGGTCCAAATGAATAAATGCTAACCAAATATCAAAAGTATAAAGATTACTATAAAAAGTATTACCGAGAACATAAAGACTTTGTGAAAAGTATTAGGGATCGGTGGACGGATAAGAAAAGATTTGGTGGTTTAGTTGAAATGATTTTGAAAAGGGACGGCTACAGGTGTCAGCGATGTGGAATGACCAATGAAGACCACCTAGTAAGATGGCACAAGAGATTGACTATAAACCACATCAATGGTAAGGGTAGATATTCGAACACTCCAGACAACAATCCAAACAATCTTGTTACTTTGTGTCTTTCTTGTCATGCTTCGGTGGATAATTTGAGGGTGTGGAAGAATAAATCGTACAGTGAACGTTTAATTTGGACTAGGAACGGAAGAATTGCTAGCGGAAAAAGATTATCCCGGAATTTATTGACATTAAATGAAAAAACATGCAAGTTCGCTTAAGCCCATGGCAACTAGAAGTAGCAAACGACAATCACAGGTTCAGGATAGTATGTGCGGGAAGAAGATCGGGCAAATCAGTCCTGGCCAGGCTTATCTTGTTGAAGTGGGCAATCTCAAATGTAGGTACTTATTATTTAGTATCACCGACCTATCGACAGGCGAAATCTATTCATTGGGCGGAGATGAGGAAGGAGATCCCGAGGGAGTGGGTAGCAAAAACTAATGAAACAGAATTATCTTTCACACTTAAGAATGGAAGTGTCATTGCGTTACATGGAGCTGAAAATCCGGATGCACTTAGAGGTGTTAAACTTAGGGGTTTGGTTATTGACGAAATTGCATCTATTAGGAATTGGGAATGGCTCTGGGGCGAGGTACTTAGACCTACGCTCACTGATTATGAGGCACCAGTTGTATTCATTAGCACACCCAAGGGTTACAACCATTTTTACGAATTATACGAGCAAGGACAAAATAACGATAGTCAGTACAAATCATGGAAATTCACCAGTTATGATAATCCCTATATCCCGAAAGAAGAAATAGACAAAGCAAAAAATGAACTTACTGAAGACACATTTCAACAAGAGTATATGGCAGATTTTAGGAAGTACACCGGGCTCGTGTATAAGGACTTTAGTCGTGATACCAATGTCATTGATCCGTTTACCATACCCGACTCTTGGAGCGTATACAGAGGAATCGACTTCGGCTCAACTAATCCGACAGCATGTTTATGGATTGCAGTCGATGGGGATGACAACTGGTTTATCTATGACGAACATTATGAATCTAAATCTGATATTAGTTATCATGCTGGTGTTGTTAACTCTAAGTCTAATCGTACTATTACGGCAACTTATGGTGATCCGTCAGGTGCTCAATGGATTACAGAGTTCGCACAAAGAGGCATTTATATCACTCCAGCCACAAAAGAAACAAGCACAGCATTCAACACATGGGTCAGATATAAAATCGAAAAGGTTGCAGAGAAACTCAAAATCATTCCAGGGCATACCGTTGCCTATGGATTACACACAGGCAAAGAAAGTCTGGCTGGCTCACCATCGCTCTTCATCTTCAACACTTGTACACACACCATTGGAGAGTTTGAAACCTACCGTTGGAAAGAAAAGAGTGTCACACAAGCGCAAGACCTAAACGAACCAGATGTTCCCGAGAAGGCAAATGATCACGCTATGGATGCACTAAGTTACTTTGCTTGTAGTTACAAGAAACAACCTGATATAAATGCTTACATACCAAATGACATCGGTACACGAGACTGGTCACTATCATAATGACAAACTTTGAATCACTACCAACCATAGAACAGAGTAATCTTGAATCTTACTGGGAGATAGTGAGACGTTTAGAACCGGAGTTCTACTTAGTTAGACTGGCGTTGGGTGAGACAGACGTGAATACAATGGTTCTTCCCCGGGTAATAAGGGCTATAAGTAACTTAAGTGAGGGTACAGGCTATGGTAGAGTGTCTATCTACATGTCCGATCACAAGATAACTCAGATTAAGACAGAAGAAAGCGATCAATTCAATGACAATGCAACCTTGGAAAAGTAATGAGTTAGCTAGTTTGATGATAAATCACCCGAAAGTAGAGAAAATCATTCCACCAGAGGTTTTGGGTTATTTTATGTCAAAAAGTGAGTCAAAAGACGATCTAAAGAGGTATTTTAGGGCAATTATTGCTACAATTGACACCTCTTTGGGTAAATAGTATAGTAAAACAGAGTTAAATACCTAATAAAGTAATGACTCGTGAGCAATCACGGGTCTATTTTTTGAAAAAATGGTTGATACGATAAAAGACACACAGATAAACGGTACTCCGGAAGAACAAGAAACCTTTAGTGAGGTTTATCGTCACTATTCCATGTCTACACAAGACTTAAGACGCAGAATGGTTGATTGGGACAGCAAAGACGCACTATTCAGGAACTATATTAACGAATCCTCATGGCCTTATAGATCAATGGTTACAGATCCAAGAGTCTTTACAGCTATTTATGAGAAGACTGCTCGTATATTAGCTAATAAACCTGAAGGACGTTTAATTCCAAGAGAGGGTGGAGATGCACTTAAGGCCAAAATCAACGGTGAACTACTTTCTTTCCAGTGGGACGACAATGTAAGGGCTGAGGAGAACCCCATGTTAGCTAAGTGGGCTATAATGGATCAGAATGCACGTAAGTATGGTGCTTCATTTGCTTTCGTAGGTTGGAAGTGGCAAAGACAAGTCGAAAGAATAGGCCAACCATTTGGTAAGGATAGTAAAGAGCAAGGCAAAGCTGTAACATTCTTTGACGGACCTAACTTCAGACCTTGGAATAATAGAGATGTCCTTCATAATCCTTCTTATTCAACAATCAAGACCTGGATTCAACTTAGAGACTACTTAACGCTTAATGATCTTGAAGATGTCAACGATTCAGCACGCTCTAAGCCCATTTACAAGAACTTGGACATCTTAAGAGACAAACTAAGCAACATTTCATCTAAAGGACTAGATACAAGGTCGCAAAACTACTGGATGAAGAACAAAACCATTAAAGGTTTACAAGACTACCTGGGACTTGACCCTTCATTCAAAGTTATAGAGATCATTACTGAGTATAGACCCGACAGGTGGATTACATTCGCTCCTAAACACGGCCTTATCTTAAGAGACATTCCTAATCCTTACAAACATCAACAGATTCCTGTAGTTTTACTTAAATACTACCCAATAGATGAGGATATATACGGACTCTCGGAGATAGAGCCTGTCGAGAAACTACAAAAAGCGATAAACGCTTTAGTCTGTCAGTATCTCGATGCGATCAACATGAGTCTGTATGCTCCTCTTAAAATCAATCCCGTTAATGTTCAGATGCACACCTTAGAGTTCGGACCCGGTAAGAAGTGGTTGATGAATAATCCCGCTACAGATGTTATAACTCACCAAGGTGCACCTCAAGGAATACAAGAGTTTGCTTCTACTTATAGATTCTTAGTCGGGGCTATGCAGGAAGCCTTAGGAGAGACGAGTGCGGCTGCTTCAAGTTTGGATCCTGGTGCAAGTAATAAGACCGCAACCGAGATTAAAGACTTAACCGGTAGTAGAAGCGCAAGGGATAACTTCAATTTAATATTCTTGGGTGAAGCCTTAAAGAAACAAATGATGTTCTGGCTGAAGATGAATCAACAGTTCCTATTCGGTAGCAATCAAAAGGATAAACAGAAGTTGATTCAAATCATAGGCAAAGACGCTATCAAGTTCTTCCAATCTGAGGGGTTGGATGCTAATGGGCTAGATCAGAAAGCCATTGATACTTTGACAGATCCGACAATGGTCGGGACAAGTGTTAACCCTGAATCCTTAGCAACACCACTATTCCCCGTTAAAGTCGGAGGAGATGTTATTCCTAAACTAACAGTAGAGGGTCAGGGACAAGTGGGACATCTTGTAATAGAACCGGATGACCTAGCGGGTACTTATGATTACATACCCGATGTTGGTTCAATGAGTCAAATGGCTCCTGAAGATAAAATAACTGCAATGAGTAACGCTTTAGCTATGGCTACGGGAGTAGATCCTAAGACGGGTCAGCCGTCAGGATTGGCTGCAATGATGGCCAAAGAAGGTAAGAAGGTCAAAGCAACTGAGTTATGGACTGACTTAATGGAAGAGACAGGATTTAAAGATGCAGATCAATACATAGAGAGTATTCCACAACCACAAGCACAACCTAGTATAGCGGATGCTCTAGGTGGTATAATGGGTCAACAAAATGTCCAAGGTCAAACTCAACCAGGAGGAATCCCTGGCGCAGGTCAAGGCGGAGCAGGTCCAGGAATGCCTGGCCAGCAAGGGATGGCAGGAATGCCTCCTCCCGTTCCTACAGGCTAAGAGAGATCAGAGTTTCCCTGATCCATCCGCATTTACCAATGAAGCGGATTTTAACTATGCGGCAAAGACCACAAGCATTTATAAAAAGGTTATACAGGAACTTTTAATAGAGATAGAGAAGTACAAGCAAGCAGCAACTTATTTACAAGCTAAACAGAATGGTGAGTTAAGCGATCCGTTTGGGATCGGAAGGGAGGCGAATACATAATGTCAGTACGTGTAAAAAGATATTCAATACAGGGCAATGAACAGAATGATTACGTACCAGGGGATGACGCTGGTAAGATTTCTGATCGTGAAACCACGGTAGATGGCCAGACTTTTCATTGGGGACCAAATCAAGTCAGGAACTTTTTGGATGATTCAGTGGGGAAAAGACACGCAGCCTTTGGGTCAGCAGCTAATCCAGTAGAAGATGCAATTCCTTTTGGAACATCAAGAAGTTAAGAGGTGATTATAATGGCTAAAAAAGAAGTTAAACTTATAAAGTGCGTTGTCCTTGTTGCTAATGTAAATTGGAATAAAGGAGATGTTGTTGAAGTTTTAAGCGATGATATAAGAATAGGCTATTCTTTGCAAGAGGTTAAGTAGACAATACTTGACTTATGCCTTATAATGTTTTTACAAGGTTTTAACGCTTTGTAAAGCAAGAAACCGCTACGATTTTAGATCTGGCGGTTTTTTTGTTGCAAAATGAAAGAAGAAGTTAAGGAAGAACCAAAAGAAGAGGTTAAACCTAAGGAGGAAGAACTCATCACTTTAGGTCCGCCTGTAACTTGTATTAAAGGAGAACACTCTTTTCAGGTAATAGGTATAGAGATGGGAATGAGGAAAGCGCAGTGTACTAAGTGTCCGATAGGTTATTACTTGGGACCGAGTGATAATTTGAAAGATGGGCACGTTTACTTTAACGAGAAACTTGTGATTTGAGAATAGGGTAGCCCTTATTCCCAGACCAAAAGTTTGGAATGCAGTGATGCACGCTTAAAGTGCAGTCCGAAAGGACGAAGAAAGGTGGTGATTATATATGGCAGATGATATAAAACAGGCA